CTACCGCGTTGAGTGCGGTGGCGTTGCCAATCACTGCCGCCATAGCGGTCGAGGATGCAGCAAGCACCGTCATGTCAGCGTAGTCGGCAGGATTCAGGCCAGCAGCACCAGCGGCGTACTTTGCCGTTGCCATGCTCGACGCAGCAATAGCGTCCTTTGCGGTCTGCGATTTCTGAATCGCCGCCATAGCGGTCGAAGACGACACTACCGCGTTGAGTGCGGTGGCGTTGCCAATCACTGCCGCCATAGCGGTCGAGGACGCAGCCACTGCCGTCATAGCGGTCTGAGATGCTGCCACTGCCGCCATAGCGGTCTGAGACGCTGCCATCGCCGCCATAGCGGTCGAAGATGCAACTACCGCATCAATATCCGCATAGCTCACACAGGACAGCCCTGCCAGAGTAGCCACGCCCTTGCCGACAGCCTTCTTACTGCCGCCCAGCGCCCGCCACAGGAGAGGGTTATTCATCATCTCCTGGACGCGGGCTGAATTGCCCATGAGGTCGTCCCAGGTCGTGAACTCGTAGAACTGGTGCATCCAGGTCAGGACGGCATCGTCTGCAATGTCACTGTTCAGCAGCAGGGAGAGCAGGGCTTCACTGTTGCGGTCCTCACGTCCGATGGGTACGCCCAGCACCACGGACACGCCGCCCAGGTTGGCAGCAAATTCAGCTGCGTGGGTCGGGTTGGACAAGATGGCTTCTAAGCGCCGGATACCTTTGCGGTAATTGGACTTGAGGGCTGTAGCGTAGGACATAAAGTCCAGTTGATTGGTTCCTAGCATTATCGTTCGCCTCCGTATTCTACGGCAATGTAATGGATCTTGACGGCGGTCGCCGTGGTGGTCGTGCCGCTGACCAGGGTGGTGGCGCTGTGGCTCGGCTGGGTGCCGGTCGAAGCGCCGGTGTAATAGCTTCCGGTGGAGAGGGTCCGTAGGCAGTAGAGAAAGCCCTCGGCGGTGATGCTCTTGACCTGCACGATGCCGTCAAAATTCTCCGCTTGGCAGAGGACCTGCGGCACCCCCTCGAACGCCTCTCGAAACCGGACGGTGTTCCAGCCTGCCCCAGCGTTGACGAAGCTGCCGGCTTCCAGCGCCGTGTCTTCCAGTTCCCCGCCCCCGGCCCCGCCGCCGAGCAGGGTCATGCCTGCGACTTGTTCCAGGTCATCCGAGAGCTGATCCAGGGCTTTCTGCGCGGCTTTGGAAATGGGCTTGTCTGCGTCGCTGGTGTTGTCCACCTGGCCAAGGCCGATCTGTTCCTTGGTCACGGCGTGGGGGTTATCTTTGTTCCCTGTGTGGCTGCTCAGACCACTCTGGAGCGCAGATGCGGCCTGCTGCACGGCGGCTTGGGTGTTGGCCACGGCCTGCCGGATGTCGGCGTGGGCACCGGCGCTGCTGTTATGATTACTGACTGCCGTGGCCGCTGTGCCTTTGGGGTCGTAATTCATCGCCGGGAGCTGCCCCTCCGGGACTTTGCCGTTTTTAAGATCTGCTTTTTGTCCCAGTGCCGCCTGAACTTCTTGGACTTTCGTCCCGTCCCCTTCCGCTTTCTGGGCCTGGGCTTTCAGCTGGGCGTCGATAGCTTCCATGTTCTGGTTCAGATCTTCGATGTCGATAAAGTCTTCTCCATCCGGCTTTTTCAGATGGTAGTTTTCTGTGTACGTCACTCTGGCAGCACCTCCTCTCTCATGGTCTTCCAGGCCATAGAACTGGCCTGGTTCCAGGTGAATCGCTTCGCTGCATTCCAGGTGTTGTAGAGCTGAGACAGCGCCAACGCCAGGTTTTGCGGCGTGACCCGTTCCAGCATGGCCTGCACGTCGGCAAAGTTGTTCTTCGCCGCCAGCCCGACTTTAACGGACAGGGTATAGGCCCCGTCCATCTCTGCTGTGTAGTTCCCGGCCCCGCACAGGGTTTCCAAAATGGCCCGCAGCTGTTTGATCGTGTAAGGCAGCTCTTCATTCCAACGGGCCAGGATGCGGAAGCGTCGGTCCTCCAGGCTGTCCGTGCCCTTGGGCGTGATGCCGAGGATTTTCTCCCAACGCCCCAGGCCCAGGCCCTCGGCGGAAACAATGAACTGGTTTTCCAGCAGAGATTCTGCCGCCTCCCACACCTGGTCCAGCTCTGGTTGCTGGCCGACTAAGATCGCCTGTATCTCCGTGTAGTCCCGCAGCACGTAGGGCAGGTAGCTCATCAGGCTTCGTGTCATAGATCACCCCTCCCTCATGCGCTGATCGTGATGGTGCTGGCCGTGATCTCGCCCAGCACAGGGATGTGGTCGAGCGCCAGGGCGTAGTTTGTAGCGGCGCCATTGAGCTTCGTCCCAGCAATGTCTAAAATGCCGTCGATGTCCAGCAGACGGCTCTCCACCTGGCTGATCCGGACAATGAGCGCCTCCTCTTGGTCGGCCCAGCTTTTGGCCAGCTCCAGGAAATAGGCGTTGACGGCGTCGGTCACATAGCCCTTCACGTCGTCCCAGGACCAGCCCCGCTGATAGTATAGGGAGAAGGACAGATCTATTGTCTCGTTCTTCACCCCAGCCACTTTGACCACATGGCCAATGGGTGCGATGCCAAGCCCATCCCCGGCGTTTTGCTCCGGGTCGATGGCGGTCTGCACCTGGCTGATGAGCGTGGCAGAGGGCTGCGAAAAGGTGCTGTCGATGAGGACCAGCTTCACCGTACCGCCCACTGTCAGCTTGCCGGCAGACCCAGCAGCATACACGGCCTCCAGCCAGGTCTTGACCGTCTCCGGCACCCCTGAGAGGCCCTGCATCCAGACAGCAGCCTCTTCGGGCGGGGCCAGGCTGGCCGGGGCAACATCCCCGTTCCAGGCCCGGTAGACCTTCACGCCGCCCACGCCGGGGAGCGCCTTGGTTTTCTCGATGTAATCAATACGATTACCGCCAAATGCCTGGGCGTTCAGGCTGTCGAAATAACGCTGTCTGAGGGCCTCGGTGTCCTCTTCGTCCTCGCCGGGGACCAGCAGGGCCGTGACCGAGCAGCTCTCCAGCCCCTCGATAAAATCAATGGGGACAACAGGGCCACTGTACTGGTTGCCCTCTTGCCCGGCTGTCTCACAGGTCAGCTCATAGGCTCCGCTGCCCAGATCGTCGGTGACAGCGTAGTTCAGCGCCCCGATGGAGAAGCGGATGTTCATGCTCAGGCTCAGAGATGTAGGAACGACCTCCAACCGCAGGACCGCCTGGGTCGCAGAATAGGGCACGATGCCCCGCTCCCCTGCCCGCCGGATGAGATACTCCCGGCTGGCCGTGTCTGCGAAGGTCTCGGCAAATAGGTTGTCCAGCGCCAGGTACAGGTTTTGCAGTTCCATGGCCACCGGGGCGGACCCCAACCAGACCAGGGAACCCTCTCTCGTGTCGACATTCCCGTCAATGGACCCGGCCCGTTCCAGCATCCGCCCCAGTAAGGTCTCATAGGTGATCTCTTCGTACATATTCAGATGTTCACCTCCACTTCTGTTCGGGTCTCCCCGAAAATCGTGACCACAGTAAACTCAGCAAGTATTTTCTTTCCAGTTATGGTAAAGTGGAAATCCTTGACTTCTGTGATGCGGTCATCCTGCAATAAGGCTTCACTGACCCGCCGCTGGATCTCTACCTTGCAATAGTCCGGGTGCTGGCCGATGAGGTCCATCAGCTCTACCCCGTAGTCCCACGAGTAAATGGGCCACTCGTAGCGCTCCACGTTCAGGATCAGATAGATGGCCTGCTCCATCGCCTCGATCTGGTCGATGGTCCCACGGACCACCTGCCAGGTGTGGCCCAGGCGGAAGGTCCGGCTGGGCTTGTTTTCCTCGACGGTGAAGTCCTGGGTCAAGTCATCTTGATAGGCAGTGGGCAGCATTACAACGCCCCCTTTTTGCCCAGGATGAGAAAGCGCTGGCCGCCCTGCTCCCGCAGAAGGACCAGCTTGTCTCCTACCTTAAAATCAGGCACCGGGGCCAGGGCTAAGAAATACTGTTTTTCCAGCTCCTGCTGTGTGGCCAGCAGAATTTTCAGCGGGCTTTTAGCCGTGACCGTGCCGAAGACAAGGCACATCGGCTTACTCGCTTCGGCGGCGTTGAGCGCCACCTGCTTCATGGTTTCCAAAAACTGTTTCACGATGCAACAAACTCCCCCTTAATGCCGGACAAACTCAGCTCCATGGTGTGCAGGCCGTTCTCGAAGGTATGGGTCACTTTTTCCACGCACATATAGTTCTGTACGTCAATGTCTCCCAGACCCATTTTGACTACGATGAGGCTCCCGCCCCGGACCCGCACGTCCCCAGACACCCCGGAGATCTTTAGAGTGCGGCTTTTCTTGTTGTAGTAGTTCAGCAGGACCTTCGCCCGTTCACTCAGAATTTGCGGGGTCGTCTCTGCGTTCAGCTTTTCGTAATACTGGAGTTGCCCCCACTTGGCCTGACTGCCGGGTGAGTTGAGAACATACGTCTCCCGTTGGCCCGTCTCATCGTTGTCCACCGCCAGCATGATCTTGTTGTATACGTCCTTGTCGATGCTAGAAGTATAGTCAAAGCTGCTGGCCGTTTCCTCATCGACCAGGAGGTTCAGAATCATGTCCTTCAAGGGTTTCAGTGTGAGCTTCCCGAAATCGTCATAGAGGACGTAGAGGATGCCAGTGTTGATGATCGTCAGATCAGAGGCGTTTTGCAGCGCGTCCAGCAAGCTCCCCTCCTCGATGCGGGTGGGTATCTTGTACTTGGTGTCTGCTACGCTGCCACAGGTCAGATGAAAGTCCTTCGCCAGCATGGCCAGCAGCTCCCCGTAGGTCTTGTTGGTATAAGAGAACGTGCTCTTGTTCTTCAGATAACGGATCTGGTCATAGCAGACCACCTCGATCTCGGTATAGTTGGTCCGGCGCTTCTGGAAAACGAAGCCCGCAAAGACCGGCGCTCCGTTGAAGCGCATAGTTACCGGATTCCCCTCTTGGAAGTTCAGCACATTGTCCTTGAGGACCGTGAACGTAAGCTTAGAGGGCGATCCACTGCGGCTGCGCTCCAGCTTGATGCCGCTCTCTACCGTTGGCATGTAGACCTTGTCATTCTGGATGAGGATCTCAACGCCATAGGACAGGTTGGCCGGGAAGCCGGTCAGGGCCATCTTCTGGCCGCTGCTGATGCCTGTAACAGACTTGGAGACAACTGTGGTGATCTCTTTGTTTTCCTTCTCTGTGCTGCCGGTGCTCCCGGAAGATGCAGACGCAGACGAATTGCTAGAGCTGGCCGTAGTGGTATTAACCACCTGGACTGCGCCGGAGGGCTTCACCCCGCCGTTCCAGCCCCAGCCCTGGTAGGCATAGCCGGCACCGATCACAGAAGCCACCGACGTGATCTTGATGCTGCTGAAGGCGTGGATCACCTGGTCATTCCCGATGCACAGGGCGACGTGCCCGGCGGAGGGGGCGGTGGGGCTGTCGAAGTAGACGGCAGCCCCCACGGGAATGTCTTTTCGGCTGGTGGACACCCGCCAGAGATTCCGGGCAGCCTTGGCCGTGCTGGCTGATTTGCGGGGCATCCCGGCGTTGGCGTAGGCATCTGCTACGAACGCCTGACAGCGCCCGGCGTAGGCCGATGACCCAAGTCTCTTTTTGGCCCATGAAATGGCCTGTTGTACCTGTGTCGCCATAGCCTCTCTCCTCTCAGTAGGGCGACGTGAGGCTGTAATTCCAGCCCCCGCCTACATATCTCCGTGCCTTCACGCAAGCCATGAACTTCTGGTAATTGTTGAAAAAATAGTTGTGTGTTCCATCGCCGTAGTACCAGAGATAGCCCTTGGGTAAAACCCGGCCTATATTGCCCTGCCCTGCTTTCTCGCGGGACCAGCGGTCCATGACGTCCTTGGCCAGGGCGATCAGGTCATAGCCGTAGTCACTGGTCGTTTTGGCCCCGGCGGTGTAGGCAAACTGATGCTTGGCCAGCGCCACCTTTTGGATGGTGCTGCCATACCCGGCGTCTACCCGGTTGAGGATGGTCCAGACGATACAGGCCAGCTCTGTCTTACTCTTGAGGCCACGCCCTTCGTTATACAGGATCTTGGCGCAGATGGTCGCATCGGACGATGTATAGAGCTTCTGGTAGCTCCCAACCGCCGCTGTGGCCTTGGCCGGGGTGGTCTGGAGTTTGCTGGTCGTGCCGCCGGTCGTCCCAGAGGATGGGATGACCAGCACGGTCCCCGGATAGATCCAGTGCCCATTGGAGCTGCTGGCCCGGCCCATCTTCTTCGCAGCAGCCTCGATGGTAGACTTGTTGGCGTTATAGATGGTCTTCCACTTTGCCCCACTGCCCAGGTATTTCTTGGCGATGTTCCACAGGGTATCCCCGCGCTTCACGGTGTAGCTCGTGGTCGTCTTCTTGCCGGTGGTGTCCCGGCTGGGCTGGGAGACGGTGGCGGTGGTAGACCCCTTGTCAGTCTTGAACTGGATGGTCTTCGTACAAGATGCCTTGTACTGCTGGAGCGTGATGGAGACATACACGTCCCGCCCGTGGTTCTTGGCGTCCTCTACGATGTCATAGTCCTCTAAGGATACGGTGAAGCTGGTCTGATAGTTGCCGTCTCGCAACACGTGGAACAAGAATGGTTTCAGCCCTGTCTTCAAGCTGTCCAGCTTATTCAGGTAAACCTGGGGCGGCTGAAAGCCAGAGGGATACAGGGCAAAGGGGTATTGCGTGCTGGGCAGCAGGCAGGAAAAGGTAATTTTGGACAGCCCAGCCCGCTTGATGATCCCGGCCACGTCCCCATTGATGAGGTCAATGGTCTTGTTCTTGTTGGCAATCTTGATTGTGAGCTTTTCCGGGGCCACAGGGAAGAGAAGGCTGTCCAGATAAAATTGATAGGAGCGCATCAGATATGCACCCCCTCGCTGACTTCAATCATGGCATCCTCCAGACGTTTCTCCAAGGCTTCCACGATGCCGTCCAGGTCATCGGTACTGTTGATGTTGTTATTGTTGTTCATCTCGATGTGAATTCGTGCCGTGGTGTACTGGTTGATGGCGTTGCGCTCGGCGATATCCCGCAGGCGGCGCAACTCCTCGGCACTCATCTCTAACGCATTGGCGGTTTTCTCTGTGTTGTTGGCAATGGCCCCGGTGTTGCTGGAGATATTGTCCAGTGTGCTCCCGGTGTCATAGGCCCCAAGCGGGTCGTTAATGACCCCAGAGGTTCCGTCCAGCAGGCCAGAGACTTTGCCACCGAGATTCTTACCAAAGTTGTAGCCAAGAGAATAGGCTTTGCCATACTCGAAGCGGCCGAGCTTCAGATCGTCCCCGGAGATTTTCGCCATAACTTCGGTTCCTTTGCCGAACTTACGATCTACCCAGCCACCCAAGCTGTCTCGCCAGCCCTGGACGCCGTTGGCCAGATGGGTCCCGAAGACGTTATCAATGGCCGAGGCCAGGGTTTGCAGGATGCCCAGAACGATGTCAGCCAGGTCACGGAACAAGCGGGCTACAGCCCCAATGGGGTCGTTGAACACGTTTCCAATGAAGTTCGCCACAGCTGCCACTAGGTTATAAATGCTGACAAACACCTGAACGACAGCGTTGTACAGGGAAACAAATAGGTTTCCGATAAAAGCCAGCGCTGTCATAAAGACGCCGCAGATGATCCCGGTCGCTGAAATCGTCGTCCCCTTGACATGATTGATGACGGCGACGACCGAATACAGTAGCGCAATGACCGCGATGATGGCCAGGATGATCCAGGTAACGGGACAGGCCAGCAACGCAGTATTAAACCCGTACTGTGTAGCAGTTGCTTTCACGGTGGCTGCCACTTCGGTCCGTGTGGCAGCTGCCTTGGCGTAGGCCGCGACAACGGACAGGGCTTTGATGCCATTGGAGATGAGTTCCGCTGCGCTGGTTGCCAGAACATAGCCTTTGTAGATGCCCAGCGCTGCCGCCACCCCCAGGATGATAGGCGCTAAAATATCCCAGTTCTGTGCCACCCAGGAGATACCTGTGACCAGGCCGTCAAAAATCGTAGCCGCTAGGGATGCAACCACGGCCAGAGCGTTCATTAGGCCATCTAGGGCGGTGTTGAACTGGTCGCTGTTCCCGATCTCATTGATTTTTTCCAGGATCGGCGAGAACACAGACAAGGCTTTGTTTTGCATATCGGTCCAGATCTGTGCCCACGTTTTTGGCATCTTCTCGAAGGCGGCGTTTGTCTCATCCGCCGCTGCCAACATTGCATTTTTCACGACTTGGGCCGTGACCTTGCCCTCTTGGGCGTAGTTCTTGATCGAACCCTCCGCAATGCCCATGTATTGCTCGATGATACGGGCGATGCCTGGGGCATTTTCCAAGATGGAGTTTAGTTCTTCACCCCGCAGGGCACCGGCGGCCATGGCCTGGGTCAGCTGTAGCATGGCGGCGGCCTGACCCTCTGCTGAGGCACCGCCGATGACAAATTGCTTGTTGATCTGTTCCATGAAGGCAATCAGTTCATCGTTAGAGCCAAAGGCAGACTTGGCGTTGGCGCCCATGCTGGCAATGGCCGAAGCTGTGTCCAGATAGGCCGCTCTGGAGCGCTGGGCGGAGGCCATGATCTTCTTTTCTAGTTCGTCCACAGACCCGCCGTCATCCACAATGAAGGACAGGCGGGCGGTGGTACTGGTCATCTGGTCAGACAGGCCGATGAGCTTTTGCAGGCCGACCCCGGCACCAATGGCGGCGACGAGATTCCTGACCTTGCCGGTCATGCCCTCGACCAAATTGCTGCCGCTGCGGATGTTTTCGTTCAGGCGCTCCTCTTCTTGGGCCGCCCGGCGGTAGCCGTCGGCCATGTTCTGAATATCGACCCTAGCTCCGGCCAGTTGTCTGCGGGCCTGGGAGATCACTTCGGTATCTACAGCGTTTCCTGACGCCCGCTGCACCTGCTCGAAGGCGTTCAGTGTTACGTCCAGGGCGTTGGTGATCTTATGCAGCACCCCGGAAATTCCATCGTTCAGGACCATTTGAGATCGTATTGTGGCCACGCAGATCACCTCCCCTTGGCTTTGCGCTTGGCTTCTGCCTCTTGCTTGGCTGCTTCCCTATTGCGCCGGTCAATGCAGGCATAGACAAAGGCTTTCTGACGGATGGGAAGATCAAGGTATTTGGACGGTTCCCAGCCAAATTCATGTAGGCAGAAATAGGCGATGTTGGCTTCCAGGTCGCCGTCCTCAATCAGTTTTTTGCGTCGTCCACCAGCTGCTCCATCGGGTCCTCACTCAGGGTGAAGCCGTTGGCCTCGAAGACGGCTCCAGCGTAGTCCTCAAACTCGCCGGGGGTCAGCAGTTTGCCCAGCAGCGCCTCGGCACTGACCACGCCCCAGGAGTTCTGTAACTCGGCGCTGTTCAGATCCGGGAAGACGGTGCAGCGGGCGCACAGCTTACTCTGGAGAGCGTAGCTGTCCATCGTCTGGGTATACTGGCCCTTCTTGCCGGGCATGGGGACCTGCTTGATGCAGCTGCTTCGGATCTTTGCATACTCGTCGGAACTGATGCAGCGGATCTCCCATTCCACAGGCTTGCCGTCCTCCCCCTTAATGCGGGGGGAGGCGGCACACTTGGTGTTTTCGATCTGCGCGACGTTGTCACTCAGAAATGCGGACAGATTACTCATAATAGGTCATCCCTCTCTTTCTCACATATAGGACGGATTGCTGAACTGCTCCGGTCGGGCGAAGCTGTCGCAGTAGCCCTCGATGGCCTGCTCGAAGAAGTCGCCCTCGGCCTTGAACATGGACAGCAGCACATCGCCGTCCAGCACGCAGTCGGTATAGATGCGGGTGCTGCGCCCGGCGGAGCTGGCCGGGTCGTCGTTGGTGGTCTGGATGTCAAAGGTGGGCATGACGCCGGTGCGGAGGAACTCTTCTACCACATCGTCGAAGATCTCCGTACACTTGTAGATGGTCATGGAAAACTTCAAGTTTACAGTCTGGGCCTTGTGGCCGACCACAGGATTGCCCAGCATATAAACTTCTTTCGAGCCAATGGAGGCTTTTCCCTCAAACTCCTTTGCCATCATCATGGAATAGCGTCTGCCGTCCAGCGTGACGAAGCACTCGGCTCGGTTGGCGCTGACGGCGTCCTGGGTATTTGCATACTGGCTTGCCATTTTTCTCCCTCCCCTCATTCAATGACAACGCTCATGTACAGCTGGGCCATGGCGTTGACGATGTTCAGGCCGCTGATGGTCAGCAGCACAGCCTTCTTCTTGTCTCCCTGCTCACAGGTGACGTTGTCGGAGCTAAAATCCTGAATGGCGCGGATCTGTTCCAGCTGCTGCATGAGCTTCACTGCATCGCCCCACAGGGACGAACGGCCAGAGGCATCGTTGGGCACGGTGCCCAGGTAGCGGGTGGCGAACAGGACCGCCATATCGTTGGCGATCTGGTCGCAGACCCGCATGGTCTGATTGCTCTGGAAAATCTCACCCTTGGTGTCGGAGAGGGTCAGTAGCGTATTGATGTCGTCCAGGACGCGGGTGACGCCGTTGACATCGTGGAAGATAAACTTCCCGGCCTTGATCGCAGCCTCCAGCTCCGCCTGGGTGCTGTTGGTGTCGATGAGTAGCTCCCCGTCGTAGGCCGTGTTGGTCAGGCTGGCATTAACAGATACGCCTGCCTGTGCCCCCGTGACCCAGTAGACCACGGCCTGTTCATCCACCGCAGGGATAGAGGGATGGGTCACAGTGTTCCACACGCCGATGACGCCCTCATAGTCCGCCCGGTTGGGCCGCCAGGCCACCAGCTGGAACTTTGCGCCTACCTCATCCCGCATCCGCTGGGTGAACTTGGTATAGAGATTGACTGTGGTGGAATCTTTCGCTGGGCAGCAAAGGGTGTTGAAGGAGTAGGCTTCCAGCGCAGCCAGAAACGCCTGATGGTCTTCGCCGGTGATGCTGCTGTCGTCTGCTCCGCTGGTGAGTTTCAGGTTGGTGGTTGCGGCCAGGGAAGCCGAGGCTTTGAAAGTCACATAGTCGTTGGATACCAGATCTGTCGCTGCCTTTACGGTCTGGGTGTCCACCTGCTGGCCGTCCAGATAGGTGATGACATCCCAGGCGCTTTCATCATCCACGTTGGCCGCCACGGTGATGGACAGGTCATTGCCCCGCTCTCCGGGGTACCTGGCCTCTGCCAGGGTGCAGGCCGCCTTCGTGCCGTTGCCCAGCCGCCAGCAGTAGACCGTAGTCGCATGCTGGAAAATCTCGCGCAGGGCCAGCAGCTTGGGATGGTCGTAGCCGTAGCCGAAAATGCTCTTACTGTTCTTCTGAAACTCCCCGGAAGTCACCGGGAAGAGCTTGCCCTCCGGCCCCCAAGACAGGGCAAAGGGTGCTGCCGCATAGCCACGGTCTGACAGGGTAGCCGAAGCCTTGGCCACGCTGGAAAATGTGATATAGGTACCGGGCAGGACTTTGTTCTGGGTCTGCCAGGTGCCACCGCCGAGCGCCATTATCTCACCTCGCCTTTCAGGTAACTGTTGACCAGGGTCTCCACCTGGTCGTGTGTATAGGTCTTGTTCTCCTCCAGCAGCGCCGCCAACAGGTCACGCCGGGCGGCATAGCGCTGGGAGGTCATCAGCTGGGCCTTACTGTAAGCCGCAGCTGCCGCATGGTCTTTCTGGATGTCAGGCATCCTTCATCCCTCCTCTTTGGTCTGTAACGTCTCCATTTTGACTTCCTCTCGCGGGAGGTAAGCAAAATGGTCATAGGTCAAAATCATGTGCAGCACGTCATCCGTCCAATTCCAGTCACAGCTGGTAGCGTGGATGAGGTCGCCCTCCGGGGTGGTGATGCTCTCCAGGACAGGCACGAGCTGGTCTGCGATGTCGTAGCACTCAGCGGCTCCGACTTTTGGGTAGTAGATCACGTCTACTGTAGGGGACCGTCGTTGGCGCTGGCCGACCTCCCTGGTCAGCCCGGCCCCCGGCAGGATGACGTTAAAAGCTCCCGGCGTCAGCCCTTGTTCCACGCGGCCGCCGTGAATTTGACGGTCTGGAAAGGCGGCGTGCAGGGCCAGGCTCACGCTGTCGAAGATACTGTTGAAGCTGATCTCAGACACGGAACACCTCCCGCAGCAAGGCTTCTAGCTTTCGCTCGATGAGCGCCGGGGTCAGCCGTTCCAAGTCATGCTCGGACAGAGTCAGGAAATACTGACCGTTGACCCAACCTTTACCGCCCCGTGTCCGGTGGCCGAACTCAACATAGCTGGCATACTCCACAGGGTTGATGACCTGTACATAGAAGTTCCTGCCCTGCCGAGAGACAGGTAGCGCCGCTGCGTAAGCCTTTGCGTCCGTCGTGCTCCCGGCAGCAGCTTCCCCTGCTGTCCGGGCTGTCCAGCCACGGCGTAGGGTGCCACCCTTCTTGCCACTGGACTTCGGGTAACGGCCCACCGGCGTCCGAGGAATGACCAGGGCCAGCAGACGGGCGGCCAGCTCTTTGGACACGTCTTGGCAGAATTTGTTCATGTCCATGCGTTCCAGACGGTCCAGGTTGTTCCGGATCTTCTGGAGCTGTCGGTAATCGCAGCTTCCCCAATTCATCAGGCCCACTCCTTCCAAAGCTCCAGCGGCACTTCTTGGTGGTAGGTGTATACCGCCGGTTTGCCGCTGCGGGTGTAGTCACGGGTCACGCCGTTCTGCGTTACGGTGATCTTAGACCCTACCGGAATATCCACCGCAGGGTCTAGATACAGGGTCACGGACTGCGCCACAGTAGCGGCCTCCTCTGTTGTCTCTGCACTTTTCACTGTCGTATAGGAAATGCGGCAGGGAATGTTCTCCGCTGCCACGCGTTCCTGCGGCTCTGTTCGGCCGGTGGTCGGGTCCAACGTCATATCTCGGACGATGATGGTGCAGTTGCCATCCCAGAGACTCTGTATGGCCTTTTGATAGGCGAGGCTAGTTAGCTTTACCATCGGAGCCTCCTGTACACGGCCAGTATCCTGGCCGGCGGGTGCATCATGCTTTGTAGCATGGCATCGAAACGACTCTCTGGGGTGCTGGCCCCATCGCTGGCCCCGGACAGGGTAATGGATACGTCTCCTTCTGTGATGCTCTTAACGGGAGCAGAGAAGTCAAAGCCTTCTGCCCCGTCCAGACCGCCGCAGGCTTTCTTGTCGTACAAGAATTGACCGGCTACCATATCCACATAGGTGTAAAAAAGGCCATCCGGCAGCACCGTCTGATTGATGTCTGCCAGGATGTCCCTCTCACATTTGTTCAGGAGAAAATTTAACCCCGCTGTATCTGCATCGGTCACGTTATAGCCCAGCGTCGCAAGCCGGGCTACAACAGCGTCATAGGCCGTCATGCCTTACCCTCTGGACTTGATCCGGGCGATGGGGATGACCTTGTGGTTGATGTAGGAACGGCTCCCCTCAGACGCTTCACCGGAGTGGACCAGTGCCCAGTTGGCACCGTTGGACAGCTCTGCGTCCGTGGGAGACAGGCTGACCTGATCGGTCTTCTCGTAGCTGATGCCCTTGGGAGCGATGACTTTCCGCTGACGGGTGTACAGGGTGTCCTGACCGCCGTTGGTCTTGGGATCACGGGACATCTCATAGGGCACTTTGGCCCCCAGGTCCTCAAAGTTGATGGAACCCTCACCCAATACATAGCTGGTGTACTGGGTCCCCTGCACCACATAGTCCCCGGCGGCCAGGGTCTTGTCACCCAGGTAGGGGGTCGCAGCGGAGAGCTTGATCTCGTTGGCCGCAGGGGTAGCGCTGTTGGCCACGACCTTCACCGCACCGGGGGTGTCTGCAACGGCGTCCAGATAGCCCTCTTCCGTGGGCATCCCGTCGTCCACGATGACCAGCTTGCCGTTCCAGGTGTACAGGGACAGATCACGGGTGATGCCGTCCTTGTCGGTGTACTTGAGGGCAGAGAGCAGGTTGAGGTTCTCCAGGTTGGTCGCAGGAACGGAGTGCAGGAAGATCATGGAGAACTTCTTCTTGTGGTCGCCGCAAGCCTTAGCGGTGGCGGTGTTCAGGGTGGACGGCTCCAGGTTGCCGGAAACGGTATAGGTGTGCTTCTCGACGAACTCTGCGTTCTTGGTGCCGGTCATGGAGAAGACGCCCTTGAGCACGGCTAAGATCGTGTCCTGGTCAATGTCCTGCCAGTAGTCCGCCACCTGCTGGGCGACGTTGTTCATAAAGTCCACGCCGCCGGTGATGTCATAAGAGAAATCCTTCTCCACCCAGGCTTTGGCGCGGCCGATGACCACGACGCCCTGCTCGAAGGTCTTGGTGTTGGTGGCGGTGATGTCGGTCTTACCGTCGTAGTTCACGGCCTCACCATCCAGCAGACCCCGCATAGCAACGCGGGCATAGCCGGTGCCGTTCTGACTGCCCAGCACCTCTCGGATGTCTGGATTGCCCACCAGAGCCTTGGACTTACGCAGCTCGTTCAGGCGGGCGCGGGGGATGCGGTCGAGGATGTAGCGAAATGCCTCCGGGTTGAAGGACTTCGCATCGAATTTTGCATTTGGCATAGTTACGCTTCCTTTCGTTTTAAGATGTTATTGTCAAGCTGTTACTTATTCCAGCTTGGCGTCAGGATTCTGGGCCAGGTAGTCGGCCAGCTCGGAATAGGACATTTCGGAGGGCTTTTTCCCCCCTGCTTTGCCGTTGTCACCGCCCTCACCGGGCTTCCAGCCCTTTCGGGTAGCGGCGCTGAAGAGGAAGTCAGAGTCCGCGTCTTTCTTCATGGCTTCGAGCTTGGCGCCCAGCGTGACCGACTGGCCGTTTTCTTTCGAGACGACCTTGCCGTCCTGGACCGTGGCGTTCTGCAAGAACTCGGCCAGGAGAGCACGGACGGCGATATTGCTCTTGGATCCGGCAGCGGTGAGCTCCGCATCCACCGCAGCAGTCAGCTTGACCGTGGCCAGCTCCTTGTCATAGGCGGCTTTCTGGTCCTTGTTCTGCTGGGTGAGCGTGTCGATCTGCTTTTGCAGTTCGGCATTGTCACCGGCGGACTTTTTCAGCTCGGAGAGCTGAGTGTCACGGGTCTTGATACCCTCACGGAGCTGCTTGACCTCGGTTTCCAGCTCTGTGACCTTGGCAGTCTTTGTGTTGAAGTCGGTGCGGGCCACAAAGCCCTTGCCGATCTCCTGAGAAACTGCCGTGTCAATTTCGGGGGTGTACGCATCCCCCAATACGGTTTTCAGCCATTCCAACATGATTGTTACCTCCTTGCATGTCTGCTGTCCTTTTTATCCGGCCAGTCCCGGTGTTGCAGTGCCCATCTTGTAGTCCGCCGGGCCAGCGGTATTTGGGTATGAAAAAAGCACCGTGCATTTTCAGCACGATGCTTTTAACATCAAATTGGGTTTTAGATCACTGTGGAGCACACAACACGACCCCACCAGGGTACACTCCCATGACACAAGTGCCCTCCACGCCATCTGCTCTACACTCAAAGACAAAGCCGTTGCAGTCAGCGCCTAAGCATTTCAGAATGTCATAACCGTATTTTTCGCCGGTGTCCTCATCAAGCTCCCGGTAGTCACCCAAAATTTTTCTTGCCTCTTGTTCTGTCATGGTTTCACCTCCACAGTAGCAGCAATGATATTTTCGTCTGTTGTGAGCGCTTTGTCATCCATGCGGAAAAATCCAAAGCGCCCTCTGGTCCCGTTGGAGAAATAACTGGATGCGTCCATGTTCCCAGTTTGCGGGTCCATGTATTGGATATTTCCATTACTTTTCTCAGCAATGAATACATGGGCGCTGGAGCCTCTACCTTTCCATTTCACATAAATGGCATAGCGTGCGCCATCCGGTGCAGCCGCAAGTTCTTTCTTAACGGCAGCCTCCGTCTGGCCCAAAGTAAAGGCCTGATAGGATGCCTGATACTGCCCAGGCTGGATAAAGCACTCAGAGCCCCAGCTCACCGTATTGCCAGAGGAGGGCATTGGTTTTGCTATGACATCATATCCTCGTCTGCGGAGCTCATAGGTTTGCACACACCGCTGGCAGTTGATACGATAAGCACCACCGGCAGAATAGTTGGGGTTAGCCCCACTGATAGCGCCTGCCGCATCCAGTGAAACGCCTTTATGGGCGCCAACAGCCTTTTCCACTACATCCATTATAACGGGTTTTGGATTGGATGCAACACTATTTTGAGCCGAACTTACATTGTTTTTCTGCACAAAGCCCTTTTTCCAGTTATCAAAGCTGGTATTGGCGGGTATTTTGTGAGCGTTGCCGTTATCATCACGGGTCCAGCGTTCACCTACGCCATCCATGTCCTCGAAGTAAGGGCAGGTGCAGCAGCGGCACCAGGGATGGAAGGGCGGGGCAGTCAGGCCGACCTCGTACTCGGACATTTTGAATACTTTACCGTCCAGGTCGCCGCAAAGGGCGCAGGTGTCGTGGTCGAAGGATGCGACGATCTTGTAGCGCTCTACGCCCAGGGATGCGAAACAGTCCTTTTGAGCGGCGCTGGAGAAGTAGGCGCTCTCCGTCATCACCAAGCGGCCTGCCTTGGCTTTTGAGACGTCGAACTGTTTGGCAATGGCCGCAATGGTGCGGTCCGGCGCTTCTCCCCGAATGATCATCTGGGTCAGCTGTGTGTTGACCGTGTTGACCAAGCTCTGCTTGTTCGTCCAGCAGCGGTCCCGGAAGGTCTGGTTGTCCGCCGTCCAGGGTCGGGAGAGGACCTTTTCAATGGCCCTCTCGTTGAGGGCTTGCATCGAGCAGCCCACGCCCAGCCCTTTCTGCACCTCAAAAGCGGTGTGGTAATAGCTCTCCTCGTAGATCTGGCGGGCCGCCTGGTCTACATAGTCCAGCTGATTCCCATACAGGACTTCCGCCTGCTGCTGAAGCTCCAACTTTAGGGCTTCCAGCCGGGAGATATGGACCCGTGTGCTGGCGTTCTCCAGCTCCTTCATCCAGGCTCCGTCCAGGGCGTTCTGCCGGCCGTGTTGGATATACTCTTCTACCGTCCAGTGAAACTCTTTCAGTTCCCCGGCGGTCAAGCGCTTTTTGGCCTCGGCCAAGTCGATTTCGTTGTTGTCGGCAAAGCGCTGGTACCACCGGGCAATCTTGCGGTCGATCTCGGCCTGTGCAACGGAAAACTGCTTCTCCAGATTTTCCACATAGTCATAAGACCGGTCCAGCAGGGCGTCTTCCATGTTCTTCATGCGCTGCGCCCAGTAAGCTGCATTATTTGTCTTCCTGGCCATTATCACCACCGCCCTGGTCTAACGGCTTGTCGCGGTTGGCTTCAAAGGCGGCCCGGTAGGGGTCGCTGGCCGCGTCTTTCTCTTCGTCCTTGATACGCTGTAATTCCTGCTCTGGATCTGTCACCCAGGGATGCATCTTGACGATGGTCTCATTGGACAGGATGCCGACCGACGCCTTGCAGTTGTTGATAGCCTCCGTTTCATTGATGAGAACATCCCGATCAAAGATAACCCGGACCGGCTCACCCTCGAAGTTCTGCCCACATGCGGCCAAATGTTGATTGACGAACCAGAGCAGTTCCTCCATGCCGGCCTGAAACTCCATCTCGATGCCGTTGGCGTCTAAGTCGATATCAGAATACATGGACTGAATATTCATCTGGTTGGGGTTGCCACTCATGCGGTCATCCTTAGCGTCGTAGCCGCGGGCGTTCTCCACGATGGCGTCTTTTAGCAGGGCCAATAGAATCTTATAGTTGTCTGCATTGACATTGATCTCCAGGGTATCCACGTCGCCCACGATGCCGTCAATAGTTCGCACTTTCAGGGCGCCGTAGGTCGCCAGGTTTTGGCGAAGACGCCCCAGGTCTTCTCCGTCGTAGTTTTTAATGACCAAGACGGTGTTGCGGATATCCTCCTCCATTTGATTGGCAAAGTTGCTCAGGATGTTGTTATAGGCGTCCTGGAGGCACTTGACCTTTGCCAGCAAGGGAATTTCGTGGTGGGAAGATTTGAAGCAGACCAGAGGAATCCGGCCCCAGTTTTGGCCTTGCACTTCCCCGCTCTCTGGGTCTTCCTTTGTGATGATGTAAGGGCCGGAGTAAGCCATTGGATCTGGCTCCAGCGCACCGCCGGCGGTGCGGATAAAACAGTCTACCCCGCCGCCGTGCATCACCTCGACTTTGACGACCTCCCTAGCTACTTCCCTGTCGTCGTATTCCAGCACCACATAGACGTGGATCGCTGCGTCCAAAACAGTGTGGTCTGCGTCGGCCCAGAAGGGCAGAACTTCATCCGCCGGGAAGCGACGGAATGCCAAGTCCCCGTTGTCGTCATAGTATGGGTAGACCCAAGACTTTCCGCCGATCCAGGCTCCTTCTCCGATGTTGTGCATGGTCCGCAGAAAACGTGGGCCAAGGATTGCGTTCAGTGCTTTGGCGTATTCCGGGTTCTCCGTGTCAAAGGACAAGGGGCGGCCAAAGGAATAGTTGGTCTTCTGATCTACGATCTTGGCATAGAGATTGTGGACCAGGCGGTTGTTGGGCAGGTTCTTCAGGGGAACGGGTTTCCCGTCGTCCCCAATGGCCAGCCGTTCCCGGCGGGTCACATCCTGGCGGCCGTCGTAGTATATCTCTCCCTCCAGCTGTTTCCGGCGCTCCGGGCTGGACAGCCAGGCATTGATCTCTAGCTCCAGAAAGCGCTTGTCGGTCATGCCCCGGCGGAAATTGGAGGCAGTGCGCCCAGCGCAGTCGTCTCTCAGTTGTAACGTAACAATGATGTCTCACCTCCCTCAAAAGCTGAACCGATCCGGGGCAAATGCCTTGTGGACAAAATACCGCACGTCGTCCATGCTGTGGTCATTTTCTTTGATGGGTCGATCTACCCCAACGGCCTTCTCGTCCCATCGGTACATCCCAAACTCCCGGATACAGTCAGTGCAGCAGTCGCAGAAGAACAGGTCGCCGGTCTGGAGCCGGGTGGCTACGTCGCGGATGCCGTCGATCACGGCGTTGGCTGCTTTCTCCACCCGGTAGCGGTCGTGTCGGCGGATGACCTCGATGAACGAGGCTGCCGACGGGTCCACGATGATGGAAGAAATACGACAGTCCCCGGCCAGGGCTTCCAGCTGGGCATAATGCTCTTCGTCCGTGCGCTGGTGTCCCTCCCGACGGCTGTCGTAGTAATACTCCCGCATTCGGTACCACGTCTCCCCCACCCGGCCCCATAGACCGATGCTGGTAGGATTGATGGTCCCGTAGTCGCAGGACAGGATATACTTGTCATAGGGTCTGGGTACGCTGGGTACCACATGGAAGTCCTTGTTGAACATGGTGTAGATGAGGCCCTCGGCCACGACCCACAGGCCCCGGATGAACCGGTCATAGAAGACCCCGGAGTACAGGCTCTCATACCGAGCTTTGACCGCAGGCTCTAGGCTGTAATTGTCCTCCATGGTAAAGTGCAGATGAAGCGCATTCTTCTGCTTCGCGTTCAAGATCCAGCCGGTATAAAACCAATGGCTCGGTCCTTCTGGGTTGCAGTTGAACCACAGCTTCGACCCACCGATGGAGCAGCGGGCCACCGCCTGCTCGACAAAGGACTTGGGCATCAAAGCCACCTCGTCCAGCAGGACCCCAGCCAGAGTAATGCCCTGGATCAGGCCCGCACTCGATTCGTCCTTGCCACCGAAGAGATGAAAGGTATTGCTGATCCCCCCGGCGCTTACGACGATCTTATTTTCAGACCGGTATTCCTTCACCTGGAAAATGCCGCCCAGCCACTCTGGGAGATAGCTGGTCACGTTCCGGCGCAGGGATTCGATGGTATGGCCGCACAGGGCAAATTTCTGCCCTTGGAACCGTGACATAGCCCATAGGAAGAATCCGACCGTCATCGCCACAGTCTTCCCGGACCGGACAGAACCGTCACAGATGATGGCGTCATACGACGTGAAGCCCGGCCTATTCCACCATGTCATGGCTAGGTTCTGCCGGGCACTCAATCTCTGAAATTCCATCGGTGTTTAGTTCCTCCTGTGTGCTCTGCTGGATGATCTCGAAGAGGTTGTTCTTCGGGTCCGTGCCAGCGGCGTGGTCTTCGTTGGCGGTGTACTTGTCCACTAGGATACCAAGGGCCGTGGCCAGCTGCGGCAGCGAAGAGCGCTCCATTTTGGCGGGGTCATCCATCGCCTGGATGATGTGGTTCAGCAGGCAGCAGACCTGATTTTTCTGTCCGTTCATGTACTCCAGAACAGCCGTCGTGTTCTCCGCTTTTTTCTGCTGCACTATTTTTACCGTCTCCGCATCCCCGTTGCAATGTCGGCGCACGGTACTGACCGACACGCCAAACGCCTTGGCTACCAGAGAGTAATTTTGGCACTCGGCATACATTGCGATCATCCGCTTGTGCTGCCGGTCCGTTAGTTTCCCGATAGGATCTCACCCGCCTTTCTTGCAAAAGTAAAAGCCGAACCAAGGCGGTGATGGTAAATCACACACCTGGTCGGCTTTTCGTCTCATCGAATTGCTCCGATGGTCATAATATAGCACACAACTTCTGTATCATTCTAGGTCAAAATGTATCATTTAGTGTCATTTCGTACACTTTTTATTTTGGCCGTATTTCTGCGATAGATTGCAAGGCCCGTCCGTGAAGTCGAATCACAGCAGTTCGATGCTTCTCATCATTATCCTTATATAAAGCCATAGCGACATCACTCCAGGACGTATGACGGCATCCGTCTCCATCCAGATACCGCAGTCGCAGAACTTCGCGCTCTTGAATATCCGGCAAGGAATCCACAGCAGCTTCGATTTTACGCATCTCCTCCGTAGCGCTACAGAGCTGCTCAGAAACCTTTTCCTCATACTCCATCCGACGGAGAATGGCCCGCTCCATGCGGTCGCCGGTGCCGGGACTGTGCTTGGAGCCGTCTCCGATCCGCAGGGCCGGGATCGTCTCTTCTCGCTTCATGCGGGCGATCCGCTCCTCTTGGTGCTCCACCTCCATCTTGAGGTATATGTACTGAGATAATCTCTGCTTGGTCATCGGTTCGCCCATCCTGGCCCTCCTGTCTGCTTATTCTTCGCGGTTTCTCTGCTCGATCTCGCCCCACAGCTCTCGAATCAGGGTGGCTGCGTCGGCTACCTCCTGCGCACACTCGTTCGCGTAGTTCCTACTATGGCTCTGGGCCATGAGCAGCTTGATATATCGCTTTTTAGTCATCCAGTTTCTCCCCTGCAATGTAGATCAGCCAGTACAAGGATGCAACAAACGCCGCTTGACGTGGCGCAATCCCAAAGAGCCACAAAACGTCGATTACAATCGTTGTCACGCTGAAAATTTCTTTTCTACTCATACGCCCTCCAGCTTTTTGCTGGCTCGCCGCGCTGCGATCTCGGCACCACAAGCCAGATAGCCGCACCCATCGACCCACGAGTCCATGTGCTCAGGGTTGTAGATGATTCGGGCGATTTTCAGAAGGGCCATCATGCAGGCCACATCGTCTCCAGAAAAGTCCCTGTCCTGGCAGTAAGCCGACCAGAGCCTAGCAATGGCCGAAAAGCTGTCCGCTGGGGTCCCGTACTGTCCCTCTCGCTCACCCAAGACGCACTTGCGGGCACTTTCCAGGATAGAGGCCCTGGTTTCAAGCTGTGACGCCTGCGTTGCGTTCTGCACGGGCTGGGAAATGATGCCCCACAGGTCTGAGATCAGGTCAGCCGCGTCATCCTTGAGCATCCTTTCACAGACAGTTATTCGGGGGCTGATGTAGGGGCAATGGCCACAAGAACGGCCAGAGCAGGCGTTCAGGGCTTCCAGCATCTTATGTACACGATCTTTCATCATTTACCCTCCAATTCACTGGCCCGGCGGAAAACTACGCCATCGGCCAGGGTTTCGTTGTTTATTCGTTTCTGCATCCCACTGCGGGAGATGTGGTTTTTCTCGGCAGCTTCGGCCATGCTGCGGTAATAGGCGATTACCGTCCCCCACGGCTTGCATTTCGCAATGGGGCATCTGTTCTGTGGGTTTGTGCGGACCTCTTCGACGGGGCTATATCGCAGATTGTGTAAAGCACAGTTTGCGCGATCCCCATCAATGAAAGTTACTCGTATACCCGCCTTCGGTCCGGCCATCCAAATGTCTCGCATTAAGATTTTCACGCTATACGTCTTGCGCATGAGCGTGATTTGCAGCTCTGGCGTCCGTTTGTGTAGGGCCATAAATGGCCGCAGGATCAGAGGCTCGTCCCGGCGCTTTTTTCTAGGGCCAGTAACACACCAGGAACGGATTTCACCGTGCCTAGATAACTCGTACCAGCCCCCGTATCCAGGGATGGGCCGCCATTGTTCAGCTCTTGTCATACGTCCTCCTGTTCCAAAATTTTCTTGCCTGAGTCCCATCTGAGTAAGATGCAGTGCTCGCTCCGCAGGTCGTGCATTTTATCCAGACGACCAGATGCTTTTTGCTTCCCAGGAACGCTTGCTACTCCTGGGCATCTCCCCCACAGAATGGGCACAGCTTGAAATCAGTAGGGTTGGATTGGTTTACCATCTTCGATCACCTCCAGGTGTGGCGCTTCCAGCCACTTTTTCCAACAGTATTCGCAGTCACACACAACCTCAATGCAAACCGTCTTCTGAGGCGGACAGCCGCCGCAGGCCGCAAGAAATAATGCTAGATTCACGGAGTCCATGGTCAGCAGGTCTTCGTGGTTATTCATCGTTTCCCCCTTTCTAAACTGGTCGAAATCGACCCCTTTAACCGCGTCAGAATCGAGGCGGTTAGGTGAAATCATAGTGGTCAAACAGCCAGCACAATGCGCGTTGAAAATCCACGTTAGACAGCCTCGAACGCGCTTCGTCGGACGTTGCAACACGTTCTATCGCGTTGGTCATGTCCGCGAAGGTGAACTTTTCGCTTTCGTAGTATGATAGCCTGTGCTTTACGATGAATACGGCCATTTCCGTAGACATGTAATTAGTCGGGAATTTGATACAGTCGTCCATCGTTATCCGCCTTTCTGAACATCACCACCCGCACGATGTCGTAGACATAGATTTCCGTGCTCTCAAACGGAAACTTCCCACAGTGTGGGCAGGTGATTGTGTCGATCATTTCTTCCTCCGTCAGCTCGTAGCCGCACCAATTTTGAGTGGTTTCGACTGCTACAGCTTCGTTTGCGTAAACGCCAACCTCGCACTGGACTTTGTAATCGCTTCCATCTCGTGCGAACGTGTTAACATAGAGCTCCTCAAACTCGCGGCCACATTTTTCACATCTCATCTGTCAGCCATCCCTTCACACAAATTTTTTGGGCGGCCTGGGTATATCCTGAGATGTTGGCCGCCAGAGGTGCAGGCAGTACGGATGGATGTTCACATACTCGCTGCGGGGTGGATGGAACTGAACAACAGCTTCCTCGTCCTCGAAGAACATGTGCTTGATCTCGCACATTTCAGCCCAGGTGGGCGGCGTGGCCCGTTTGCGGTTGCAGGGACTCACACTGACGTGCTCCCATCCTCCGCCGTTGCTGGCGACACAGAAGAACGATCTTCCGTTGATATACACCTTGAAAGCACCATTGCCGGAATCGCCCCGGCGGTGGTAGTAGTCTCGCTCAGTTTGCGTGTCCCGGTACTTCTCCAGGTATGTCAGGTCTTTCATCTTTCTGATTCTCCCTTCTTGGTGTAGCGGTTCCCATCGCGATCCAGTCCCCTGGACAGCAGCTCGTTATAGCTGGGCCAGTGCAGGCGCTCGTAGAGAATAGCCTGGGCCTTGAGCGCGGCAGCTGTGGCGCAGCCCTGCGCGTTCTTGCGCAGGGCCAACGCTTTCAGCTCAGGCTCAGACAGGTTCCTAATATCCACTGCCGACCACCTCCGCAATCCAGGCGTTTTTGATCTTCCGGGCGCACATCATACAGGGGGCGGCGGGGATCTCGTTTCCTTGGGCATCTTCTCCCCACAGGTAGAGGGTCGCGCCCAGGGCCTCCCGGCCAGCCTGGGAAATGGCATTGTCCTCGGCGTGGACTGCCACGCACTTCTCGTACTGTTCCCCATGGGGGATGTTGTGGGCAGCTCTCCAGCACTCCCCTACATCACAGCAGTTCGGTTCGCCTCTGGCCGCACCGTTGTAGCCGGTAGCAATGATCCTGTCGTCCTTGACAATCACAGCGCCATAGTGGCGACGGATGCAGGTGCTACGGCGGGCAACAGCGCGGGCTATGAACAGGTAATAATCGCGCTTGCTGATTCGTTTGAACTCCATGCCGCCCTCACAGTCTACACCGCTTGGTGCTGTTGCGCCCGGTAATAGGGCAGCGGCGGTTGTTGCCATAAAAACAGCGATTGCAGAACGCTCTATGGCTGTCGCGGGGATAGTTGGTGGTGGGGTTCTTCTTGCTCACTTTGACGGTGGTGGGAGTGGCTTTCTTCTGGGGCTGGTTCTTTTTCTCTTTCATTGGGGGTACATCCTATCAAATGAAGTGGCCGAGGCCGACTTCGTCAAGTAATTCGTTTTCCTTCTCGCGGTGGAGCAGATAGCGTATGTATTGTGCTCGGTTCATTCCCAGCTTTCCGGTCATCTCCAGGACGAACTCGAACTCTTCCGCATCTAGGGCAATGCCAACGTAGTACGGGCGGCCCTGCGTCCGCTTGTCGGGCGTGGGAGTGCTTTGCTTGGGCATCACGTCACCCCCTTCTTTGGCCCTTGTACTGAGGTCAGGCCAGCTTCGTCCCTCCAGCGGATCACAGTATTTACGCTAACCCCGTAGCGCTTCGCCAGGGCTTGCAGGGTCTTTCCCTTAAAAGTCCTCTTGAATCCCTTCGGCATCGGGATTTTGACCATCTCTCTGGTGCCTCTGGAGGTCTTGCCGACTCCCATGCGTTGCAGTTTGGCACAGTGGCCGGTTTTGCAGGTTTCCGCTTGGCAGTTCAGGCAGGCAGCCACCACTTCCGGCCTGTCCTTGTGGAGTAGGTATGCGCTTCTGGGTTCTGTGTCTTCCGGCGTAGCAGCGTTCAGCCACGGCCTGTGACCTTCCGTCTGGATACGGAAGCCGTTGACTCTAACGCTCATTCTCGCAGCCCTCTATGCAGCGCTTCTGCATCCGATGGAACTTTTCGATGGACGAAACGCCGTCTAACTCCAGGCCAAGCCCGATTGCACAGTTAATGACGTCCGTGAACTCTTCGCAGACCATCTCTTCGGCTTCCTCTCCGGTAACAGGCGTGGGGTTTTCATTACGGAGAACTCGCGCCATTTTTGGGGCGGCTTTAGCTAACTCGGAACACTCTTCGGCCAGCGCCTCGTACATCGCAGGCAGAGTAATGTAGTCGCTATAGCTCTTCCAGATGTTCATTGGTTCGGGGATCTTCATGCTGTTCGCTCCTTCCTCCCTGCTCGCCTAGCCTTGTAGGTGCAGATCGGGCAGATGTAGATCTTCTCGCCGGGGTCTAAGTAGCTGACGTTCCACTGCTGGCCGCACCGGCGGCAGAGGCGATATACCGGCCCCATCACAGCACCTGAAACGGGATGCCTGCTTTGTACAGGGCCATGTTCAGCAGTGCGGTGCGGGCGTTTTCTACCACCTGCTGGCGTTGGGCCTCCTGTGCTTTCCGTGCCTCCTCCTCCCGGCGGCGCTCTACGTTTTTCTTCAGTGCGGGTTGAATGGCCCGCAGGATGGCTTCAATGTCTGCCCACTCGCGCTCGTCGTTGCGGGCTTTAATCTCTTGTACTGCGTTCATGTCATGTCCTCCGTTCTCAAAACATCGCCAGCTGCTCGTCCGTCAGCAGCTTCGTGATGGTGATCTCTACTCGTGGGTTGATGGGGTCATACAGGACCCGGCTGCCGTCGTGCCCGGCGACGATGCGGCTGTTGTCATCGGCCAGGATACCAGCGGAGACCAGCAGGTCGTCAATAGTTGCCAGAAGGTTCAAGCCATCCACAATGCGCCGGGTTTTCATGTAGAACAGGCACCTGACATTGACCAGGCTGTCGATCGGCTCCGTCGGCACGGGGCGAAGTTGCCACTTGGCGGCCTCGGCAAATTCGTCGTGCGCTTTACTCTGTCGGACCCATTGCTTTTCCAGCTTCCCACAGGCCGGGCAGCGTCGGCCCTTGCCTGCGATCATCAAGCTGTTTTTCTTGGTCCGGGGGTCCCCTTGGATGGTGTACTTGATCTCTTCGCTCACAACTCCACCGCCTTTCTCAGCCGGTAGTTTCGGCTGCGGTCAGGCTTCACGCTGAACGTATGCGCTGCCGCTTCTACGATGCGTCCGGCTACGGCTTCGTCGATCTCCAGCAGGGCCGAGATGGTGCACTCGCTGGAGAGGATCGTCGGCAGCTTGGCGTTATACCGGAAGTTCAAGATCTCAAAGGCTGCGTTGATGTCTGCCGATGTGGGCCGCTGCTCGTGGCCGTCCGGCCCTTTGCCGGTCTTGAAGAGGTCGTCGATGTACAGGATCTCAGCGTTCTTGTAGGGACCAACGGTGACCTCGTATTCCTCGGCCAGGTTTGCCACGGACTTGATGCGGGGGATCTCGTCTCTCCAAAGCATGTAGCGAACTTCCTGCCCCCGGAGTAAAGCCTCCCGACAGATCGCCGTGCAGATGTGGGTCTTGCCGCTGCCAGACTGCCCGCCGATGAAGAACCAGCCTTGCAGCGTCTTGGCGTAGGCTTCGGCGGCGGTCTTGATGGTCTGCTGCCAGGGTTCCGGGGCCTGGAACTTCTCGAAGGTGTAGTCCCGGATGATGTCTTTCAGGCCGCTGCGCCGCATCCGGCGGATGGTGGCGCGGGTCTTGGCGCATTTGCAGGGGCGCGTCCAGGTCTGGGGTATCCCATTCTCATCGACAACATACTGGAGCTGGCCCTTGTTCAGGCAGATGGGACAGTCGTAACCATCGTCCTCGTTCAGATTCCCCGCAAGCCGGTTGTATCTATCAGCCTTTTTGTGGGCAAAGGCCACTAGGTCGAACGGCTCGTCTGGGTTAGAGCCAAGTGCCGTAATTGCCTGCGGCAGGATCGTGTGGACCGGCATCATGCGGTTCATCCCCTTTCTTGTCGTCAAAATTTCCGTCCAGGACCTTGGCCATGTTGCCGTCCTTGATGAGCCAGTCGAACGTGGCTGTCCAGTTGCGGCTGTTGGCTCCCTTGAGGAAACTGCTGTTTTCGGCTTTGATAAACACGCGGGTGAAGTCCTCTACGGTGTACCCGCTGCGCAATCTGGCCCTGATCATTTTCTTCCGGCTCTCGTTCATAATCGTGCAGCACGGGAAGGAGGTACAGACCTGGTTGTAAAAACCCTGAATGGAATCATAGGGAATGGGAGAGCGGGATGGGGCAGGCGGCTTGTCCGCCGTATCTCCCTCCCCTTCTTTCTCTCTATCTCTAGTATCTAATCTCTTATCTCTATCTCTATTCTCTATCTCTATCTCTGTCGTCACGTTTTGCGGGGTATCTGCGTCACAAGGTTCTGCATCCTCTGTCACAGGTGCGTCACAGTCAGCGTCACATTGTGACGATTCTTCGAGTGCCGTTTGTGACGGTTTATTTCTCAGTTTCCGCATCCTGGACGAAGACTCTGTCTCGCTGCCCACCAGTTCAGTATGACCGGAGAGGACCAGGG